CGCGCGCACGCGCGAATTAAGGCTTGTAACCAATCTTAACTAAGCGACCATCTATTCTCACAGAGGGAGGCACCGGGATGTATAAAGGCAAAACCTTCAACAGAGAGCAGGTATATGTCTGCGGAGAGTACATGGACGCGGACATATATCCTGTATTTCAGAAGCCGGGAGCCAGAAGGAAGAGATGCAAGCCGACCAGCGAGATACAGGCGAAGCTGAACCAGAGGAACGCGGAAAAGAAGCTGACCCGGCTGGTACATAACAACTTCACAGAGAATGACATCGCTCTGCATCTGACCTACCGGAACGGAGAGGAACCGGAAAACGAAGCCGATGCTCTGCGGGTGCTGGGCAATTTCATCAAGAGACTGAAGCGCCGTTATAAAAAAGCAGGAAAAGAGCTGAAGTACATCAGCTGCACGGAATACGGAAAGAAGACCGGAAGAGTGCACCACCACCTCATCATCAACGGAGGATACGACCGAGACGAGATAGAAAAGCTCTGGGGCAGAGGATATGCAAACAGCAAGAGACTGCAGTTTGAGGAGGACGGCGTGACAGGACTTGCCCGCTACATCGCAAAGGACAAGCACTTCTTCAAGCGCTGGAACCAGAGCAGAAACCTTGACATCCCGGAGGCTGCCCAGTATGACGGACAGTTGAACATGGATGACATCGCAGAAATCAAAGAGGCCATCGACAGCAAAAGTGCCTACCAGTACTTTGAGGAACGGTATCCGGACTTCGAGCTGGTGGAGGCTGTCTATACGCAAAACAACATCAACCGGGGAATCTACATCCACTTCGAGATGCGAAGGAGGCGGTGACGCTGGGCATCCGGTTAGAAGACCTGCCGCTGCGGGCGCAACAACAGGCGCTGAAGCAGCTGCAGGAGGAAGAACTGCGCCGAAAAGGGCAGAAATATCACAACGAGAAGACAGAGCAACATGGCATCCGCTTTGACAGCAAGAAAGAAGCGCGACGCTATGAGGCTTTGCTTGCGCGCCTTCATGCGGGTGAGATTCGGAAGCTGCGGCTGCAGCAGGACTTCACGCTGCAGGAGGCCTACACCACCACAGAGGGCAAGCGGGTGCGCGCCATCCGATACCGGGCAGACTTCTGCTATGACGAGCGGGACTTTGAATCGGAACGGACGGCGGCGGAGCTGGGCTTTCCCTGCGAGAGCTGGGTGCCGGTGGTGGAGGATGTGAAAAGCAGAGCCACACGAACAAAGGAGTACATCATCAAGCGAAAGCTGATGCTGGAAAAATACAATATCGAGATACGGGAGGTCTAAACAATGGACGAGAAGAAAACCCTGAAGCAGTGGGCAGAAGAAATCCATCAGAACGCGGTGGAGCATGGCTGGTGGGATGAGGAGCGCAGCTTCGGCGACATCGTTGCGCTGTGCCACAGCGAGCTTTCGGAGGCGCTGGAGGAATATCGCAGCGGGAAGCCGATGGTATACGGCTGCTGCGGGCACTGCGAGCATGAGAACATCTGCGAGGATGTGGCGGAACTGGGCAAGACCGGATGCAAGCCGGAGGGCATCGCCATCGAGATGCTGGACTGCATCATCCGTATTCTGGACTGGTGCGGCAAAGAGGGCGTGGATGTGGATGCACTGATGAGCCTGAAGCATGAGTACAACAAGACCAGACCTTACCGGCACGGAGGAAAAGCTCTGTGAAAATCGGCGACAAGGCACAGCGGATGCCGGAGACCTTCGGACATTACGAAGAGAGCGGCAAAGGTAAGCATAAGAAGATGCTGACCGGGACGGTGGTATACATCCATCCGGCCGGAAGGTATCACACGGTAGAGTTCGAGGTAGCTGGCGGGAAGATACGCGAGAGCTTCCTCGGCGCGTAACGAAGCAGGAGGCGTGAGGGCGATGTTTCGATTCAAAAGCGGCGTGAAGGTAGATTACAACCGACAAGGGTATATCTACTTCACCTCACGCCTTTACAAAGAACTACAGCCGGATGCACAGCGGAAGATACTGAACCTGTGCACCGAACACGGCGGCGAGCACTATCAGGCGCTGTTTGAGTTCGTGACCACGGATGCGACGGCGACGGCGCTGTGCATGAAGCATTACATCAGCAAAAACACACTGTATCGCTGCGTCAGGAAATACTACGAAAACTTCCCGGAACGGCTATGAAGAAGCGGGGATGGCAAGACCATCCTCGCTCTTTTTATGCCCGGAAAAGATGGCACTCCGTGACGCAACTTTTGTGTTACCGTGTATGCGTGAACATAGGCAGGCGGGCAGAGAGCCGTCTGCGGTGCCGGTATAGGATACGCTGGCAGGGCGGGACAGGGGCAGATTCACACTGAATTTGAATTTTTCCCCACGACAAGCGCGCACGATGCGCGCACGCACGCGCGGGAACCTTATATGCGCCGGAAAAGGAGGTGGCGCGCATGGCAGCCGGAAGGCCGAAAAAATACACGAAAAAGAGCCTGAGAGAAGCGGTGGATAAGTACTTCCGCAGCATCAGCAGGACGATTCCGGCCAGAGATTTGACCGGAGCTGTCGTAAAAAACGACGACGGCGAGGACATCATGGTGGTGCAGTTCGTTGTGCCGCCATCCATCAGCTCCATGTGCCTGTATCTGGGCATCGACCGGAGCACATGGCAAAACTACGCAGACCCGGAGCTTCATCCGGAGTTTCGCGGCGTGACGGCGGATGCACGGGCACGCATCGAGGCCTATCTGGAGGAGCAGCTGCTGACCCGTGAGAAGGGACTGCAGGGCATCATCTTCAACCTGCAGAACAACTACGGCTGGAAGCAGAAGCAGGAGGTGGAGCTGGGCAAGGAGACCCGCAAGACCATGGCGACGGAGGGCATGAGCATCAAGGAAAAGCTGGCGTTCATCAGCGCTGAGCAGGCTGCACGCGCCGCAGCCCTCGCCGGTGAGGACGGCGAGGACGGTGAGGAGGCGTGAACAAAAAGCAGCGGGCAGAGATAGACCGCCTGTATGAAATCGCCCTATGGTACAAAAACCTGCGGGAGACCAACAACGAGACCTTCATGCCGCTGTTCGAGGATGAGCACCGGTATCTGGTGCTGAAAGGCGGCGGCGGCAGCGGCAAGAGCATCTTCGCAGGCCGCAAGATACTGGAGCGGGTGACATCGGAGCCGGGGCACCGGTGGCTGGTGGTGCGAAAGGTGGCGAAGACACTGCGCGAGAGCTGCTTCGAGCAGCTGAAGAACCAAGCCTACGAGCACTACGCAGAGCACATCGCCTATATCCCGCGCGGCAAAGGCAGCGATATGTATATCCGCTTCATCAACGGCAGCGAGATTATCTTCGCAGGCCTCGACGATGTGGAAAAGCTGAAATCCATCTACAACATCACGGGCATCTGGATTGAAGAGGCCAGCGAGGTGCTGGAGAGCGACTTCAACCAGCTGGACATCCGACTGCGCACGGAGTTCCCATACTATCTGCAAATTATCATCACCTTCAACCCCATCAGCATCATGCACTGGCTGAAGAGGCGCTTCTTCGACTTCGACATCAAAGACCCGGCGGAGCGGGAGAAGGCCATCGCCAGAACCAGAACCCACGAGAGCACCTACAAGGACAACCGCTTTCTGCCACAGGAGGCCATCCAGACGCTGGAGGCCTTCAAGGAGACGGACGAGTATTACTACATGGTCTACTGCCTCGGAATGTGGGGCGTGACCGGCAAGACCGTCTTTGACCGCAAGGCTGTGGCGAAGCGGCTGCAGGAGATAAAGCAGCCCCAGAAGGTGGGATTGTTCGAGTATGGAGACAACGGCCTGAAGCTGGACGACATCCGATGGACGGACGATGCCAGAGCGGGCTGCGTTCGCATTTATTCCCAGCCGGAGAAGGGCGTGCCCTATGTTATCGGCGCGGATACGGCAGGAGAAGGCAGCGACAGCTTCGTGGCACAGGTGCTGGACAACCGCACCGGCGTGCAGGTGGCGCAGCTGCGGGGCAAGTTCGACGAGGATGTATTTGCGCGGCAGGTCTACTGCCTCGGCATTTACTACAACACGGCGCTTATCGGCATAGAGACCAACTTCTCCACCTACCCGGTGATGGAGCTGGAGCGGCTGCGGTATCCAAAGCAGTATGTGCGGGAGAGTATCGACGACTATACCCACAAGATAAAGCAGAGTTTCGGCTTTTTGACGAACACCAAGACGCGACCGGTGATTATCGCGGAGCTTATCAAGGCCAGCCGTGACGACATCACCATCGTGAATGACGAGACCACGCTGCAGGAGATGCTGACTTTTGTGAGAAACGAGGAGACACTGAAGCCGGAGGCGGAGGCAGGCGCACACGACGACTGCGTGATGAGCCTTGCCATCGCCCACTACATCCGACCGCAGCAGAGCTACATCCAAGAGACGGCGGAGGGCGCGGAGAAGAAGTGGACGGCATCCCAGTGGGAGGACTACGAAAACGCATCCCCGGCGGAGCGGGAAATGCTTATTAAGCGCTGGGGCAGACCGCAGCGATAGGAGGACGACATGAAAAAAGACAGCAAAAAGCTCTATCTCTGGCAGGAGCGGCTGAAGAGCAACCAGAGCGCCTACCAGAGCGAGACAGACCAGATGGATGACCGCGAGGCACTGTATCGCGGCACCAACGAAGTGCGCGCCATCGTACAGGGCGAGCGAAAGAAAAAGACCCCTCATGTGCGCAACATCTGCGCGGAGCTGGTGGAAGCCCAGACGGACAGCAATATCCCCAAGCCGAAGGTGACGGCCAGACGAAAAGAGGATGAGGGCAAGGCCAAACTCATCGAGGATATGCTGCGCAACGAGCTGGACAGACTTCCTTTTGAGCAGCTGAACGACATCATGGAGCGCACCGTGCCCATTCAGGGCGGCGGCGCTTTCTTGCTGGAGTGGGACAACACCCAGAGAACCCACTACACCATCGGCGAGCTGGCGGTGAGCACGCTGCATCCCAAGCAAATCGTGCCGCAGGACGGCGTTTACACCGGCATCGAGGATATGGACTACATCATCCTGAAAATCCCCCAGACCAAAGAATACATCCGCAGGCGCTACGGCGTGGACGTGGAGGATGAGGCGGAGCAGGAGCCTGATGTCAAGGGCAGCGACGGTAAGACCACATCCGACGACCTCGTGACCCAGTACATCGCCTACTACCGCAACGACAAGGGCGGCATCGGCCTTTACAGCTGGGTGAACGACACGCAGCTGGAAGACCTCGAAGACTATCAGGCACGCAGGCTGCGCAGATGCAAGAGCTGCGGAGCAGTGGAACCGCTGGTGGCGGAACCGATGGAACCGGCGCAGGTGCCCCAGTTGGAGAACGGCATGGCGGCAGCGGCCATTGTGGAGGCGGACATCGAGCGGGCGCAGCAGCAGCTGGAGCGGGAGACCAGACCGGCGGCTATGCGCGGCGCGAGAAAGACCTGCCCCTACTGCGGCGGGACAAAGTGGGAGGAGACCACGGAGGAATACGAAGAGGTCTACTTCCCTATCCAGCGCACCGACGGCAGCACCGTGGGCGGCATGGTGCCCCACGAGACAGTTTCTGAAACGGAGTTTGACGAGATGGGACTGCCGGTGGTGACTATCGTTGAGGAGCCGACCCGCATCCCCTTCTACAAGCCGGACATCTTCCCGGTCATCCTGCAGAAGAATGTGAGCGTGTACGGCAAGTTCCTCGGCGACAGCGACATCGACAAAATCGCAGACCAGCAGAACACCACCAACCGTATCGAGGCCAAAATCATCGACAAGCTCTTGAAGAGCGGCAGCTATATCACGCTGCCGGATGAGGCCAGCATCAAGGTGGACGCGGAGGATATGAAAATCATCCGTCCGGGCAATGCGGCCAACAAAGCGCTCATTGATGTCTACGACCTGCAGGGAAATGTGGAGCAAGACCTCGTTTACCTCGCCCAAGTGTATGAAGAGGCGCGGCAGGTCATCGGCATCACGGACAGTTTTCAGGGCAGAAGCGACCGCACCGCCACCAGCGGCAAGGCCAAGGAGTTCGCTGCAGCCCAGAGTGCGGGCAGACTGGAATCGAAGCGCGTGATGAAGGATGCAGCCTATGCTGCGCTGTTCGAGGCCATGTTCAAGTTCAAGCTGGCCTATACCGACGAGCCGCGACCGGTGGTATCGGAGGACATCCACGGCAACGCCCAGTATGACACCTTCAACCGATACGACTTTCTGGAGCAGGACGACGCGGGAGAGTGGTGCTGGAACGACCAGTTCCTGTTCGCCTGCGACACCTCTGCACCGCTGGCATCCAACCGGGAGGCCATGTGGCAGGAGACCCGCATGAACCTGCAGACCGGCGCTTTCGGCGACCCGGCGCAGCTGAACACCCTCATCCTCTTCTGGACGAAGATGGAGATGCTGCACTATCCGGGCGCGGGCGAGACCAGAGCATATCTGGAGGAAGAGCTGAAGCGCCAGCAGATGCAGCAGCAGGCTGCGATGCAGATGCAGATGATGCAGATGCGTCAGCAGCAGCCCCAGCAGGGCATCGACCCGCAGACGGCGCAGGCCGTCATCCGCAGGGCGCAGCAGGACGCAGCGAGAGCTGCACAAAGACAGTCAGCAGCAGCTCCGGCACCGGCCGGAACTGAGGCGATATAACATTCACGGGAAAGGAGGACGCAGACATGGCAGACAAGAAGTGCGGTTATGCCGGTAAAATCCAGAACTCCGGCGCGCAGAAGGTCAACGCCCCCTTTGCCAACACCGGCAAGAAGGGCACCAGCA